CTGTATATCTCGGCCTGTCTACGGGCAGCTTTGGCGATGACAACAGCGGCACCGAGCTTACCGGCAACAACTACAGCCGCGTGGCTGTAACCTTTGACAGCGCCGCTTCTGGCACCGCTGACAACGCCAGCGCAATCGAGTTTGCGGCTGCGACCGGAAGCTGGGGCAGCGTATCCCACTTCGGCCTTTTCGACGCAAGTAGTGGCGGCAACCTGCTCATTCACGGTGCGTTTACAGCAGCGAAGACGATTGCTTCGGGCGATGTCTTGAAGATCGACGCTGGCGATTTGGACATCTCTGCTGACTAAGGCGTGACGTATGGCTCTCGTTCTAAAGGATCGTGTCAAAGAGACGACGACGACCACAGGCACTGGCACCTACACCCTTGCGGGTGCCGTGACTGGGTTTGAGGCGTTTTCTGAAATCGGCGACGGCAACACCACTTACTATGCCTGCACTGACGGCACTGACTTTGAAGTTGGCGTCGGCACTTACACGGCGAGTGGCACCACTCTTGCGCGCACAACGATCCTTCAGTCGAGTAACGGCGATGCGGCGGTCAACTGGACCGCTGGAACGCGAAACATCTTTATCACACAGCCAGCAGAAAAGGCCGTTTTTGAAGACGCTAGTGGTGATGTCTACATTTCAGGTGGTTTGATTGACCTTAAAAACGATGGCTCTGCCGTCAGCCAGATCAAGTTTTATTGTGAGAGCAACAACGCACACGCACAAACACTGAAGGCCGCGCCACACTCTGAAGCAAGCACCGCCGACTTGGTTCTGCCGACAGAGTCAGGAACACTGGTTGCTACGGGGGACAGTCAGTCAGTAGCAACAGGAATGATTGCAGATGATGCAGTCACAGCAGCCAAGCTGGCTGACACGGCGGTAACCGCTGGCAGCTACACGAACGCAGACATCACGGTAGATGCTCAAGGCCGTATCACTGCGGCTGCTAACGGTTCTGCCGGTAGCACAAACGCCGACACAGTAGACAACAAGCATATTTCGGTGCTGTCGCAGTCTTCTTATGACGCGCTCACGCCGGACGCAAACACGCTTTATTTTATCACGGGGTGACGGAATGTCTGATGGTTTAGGAGATTATTGGGAGGCGTCACCGGCTGCGCTTCCAGCCATTAAAATTATTTGCCGGGACGGCGATGTTAAAGAGGAAATCGCAGTGACTGATGACGCAACAGGTTGGCCTTTTTCTAAGGTGATGGACGCTTGTCAGACGAGAGCTATTGAGTGGAGGGACAGTCAATGACCGTCTATTGGGCTGATCCGTTTCTTGAGGCGACGACGCAAGGTAATGGCACAACTGACACAACGACGAGGGACGGCACTTATGCCGCGCCCTTTTCGCTGCATAACGACCTTATATCAACAAGCTCCTCCAATTTAAGTTCTGTGAATGGCGTTTCTTTAGCAAACGGTGATGAAATTCGCATCAAGGGGCTTCCCTTTGCCACCTTATTTGAGACGCAGGGTAATGTGTATGCTGCCAGCACCAGTGTGGGCTTAACTGGCGAGTTGAAGCCAATAACCGGCAACACTACTTTCGACGCGACTATGAACAATACTTACCCAAACACTGACTCTCAGTGCTACGCCTTCCAAAATAGTGATATTTCGTCTTACTTGCCGGGATGGTCGCATCCGCTTTTTTTTACCGCAAACAAAGGTTCTGATTCAACTAAACTTGTTACACAAATAACAGCATTCATCACTAGTGTGTTTCGTCTTCAAGAAGGTTATTCGTCAGCCAGTTCAACTGGAGTAGAGCTTTTCCGCTTGAAGAGCGACTACACATATATTCAAACGATAAACAGCTACAGATATTTGGGAAATTTTGCAAATACCGTGAAGCTATCGGCAGGCTGGACAAGCACGACGGCCCAAGATGGTTACAGCATTTTTGAGGCGGCTTACATTACAACCTTTGAAAGGTTCTATGTCGGCGGGGGCAGCGGCAACACTTATTTTGATCTGGGCCGCCTCGCCTGTTTTCTTAGAACTGGCGTGACTGGCAGTGAATACGGGCGGGTATATCTCGACCCTGTGCCGTGTACTGATGGCGGGACAGGCACGGTAACTATGCCTATGGTTGCGGGTCGCCTTCAATATGGTGCAAATATATATAGCGCCAGCTCCAACATAGATGCGGTTTTCCCTTTAATTGCTGGCACAGGATATAGCAGCAGCGGCAGGGCGGTGATTTACCATTTAACTGATGACGTTATGCGGTTTGATAATCTGCTTGGCAACCAAGCAAATGCTTACGCTTCTTTCACGTTACAGCAAGCAGCAACTGGCTCTCAGTTTAAAATCGGCAATATGTATTCTGACGGCATTTTAACTTTCAACGGAAACTTTCCGTTTAACTATCTATCGGTTACTTACTCCCCCTCCACGTGGACTTTTTTGCAAGACAGCGTTTATTTCATTATTGGGGATGACACCTCAAAAACTATTTATTTGGCAGGGCCAGATGATGCGGACACAACTAATGTCTATGAAACTGGTCTTAAAAGGCCCGGCTTGTCCCCGCTCGCCAGTGTTTCAAATGACACCTACGGTCCAGATGTCGGCGTTTTAATAGACAGCGGCTCAGATTTATTCAAAGAAGACATAACGTTCTCCGCCTCAACGGAATGGTTTGAGGCGCAGTTAGCAAGGTCTGGCTCAAACCCAATCGTTTACAACAGTCTTGGCAAACTTATTTGCGGCGGCAGCAATTACAAGACATCCGCTCATAACCTAGCCACTAGCACTGGCACAGCGGCAAGCGCAACAGGCGCGCCAAGATATGCTATACACAGCTTTGAGCATAATGATTATGACGGCAACCCTGTTTCTATAATTGGCGACCCATACACCGCTGGGACATCCTACGGTGTGTTGATGTATAACGACACGGTCAGCAGCACAAATGTACTTGTAGGGCAATGGGCTGGGACAACCGGCGGCTCTTCATCGCAGGCGTGGATACCGCTTGAGCTTAGTGTTCCAAGCTACACTGCTGCAAGTGACAACCTGCGCGCGAAGGTCACTGTGGCTTACGCGGACGGCGCTAGTAACACTGCCGATGGCTCAGTGCTTCTGAGAGCGTGGCACCGTGACACTACTCAAAGCACAAACTTCAGGGTGTATAGCTCGTCGGCCACAACTGTAACCGCAGGAGGTGACCCGACATCGACAACAGAAGTCACTTTGAACTTGAGCAACGTCGCGACGAGTGGGCAGGACGACATCACAAGCGTGCTTTTAGGCATCCGTCTTGACTTTACTGACAACACAAACATTCAGAAATATTACATCGTTTCGGCTGAGATAGAGACGTACGGATGGCGTTACCGAAGGTCGGCGCGGTTGGCTTCTTCGACAGTCTTACGGTCAGCGCATTAGGTTTTGTTGATGAGGCTTTAGCCGCTACCGAAGTTGTGCGTTTGCCGAAGGTCGGCGCGCTTGGCTTCTTCGACACTTTAACCGTCAGTGCGCTGGGCTTTGTTGATGAAAATTTAGTTGGTGAAGTTTCAGGTGGCGGCGGTGGAACAACGGCTATCAAGCACGGCTCCACCACAATCACGGCGATCTATCACGGCAGCACACAGGTCACGAAAGTGTATACTGGCAGCACTTTGGTTTTTGGTAGTTAGTAGAGGCTGAAATGCTAGGAATGTTTGCATTTTCCGAAGCGCCGTTTTCCGTTGACTCTGTCGGCGAGACGAAAACTACCTCTGCGGCGGTTGATTTACAGGTAACGTCGTCAGCGGCCGCAATTCGCAAGCAATCTGTCAGCGGTTCATCTTCTGCGGCATTTACCGCTGCGGGGCAAGGCACGCGCATTCAGTTTGCAGATGCAAGCGTCACAGGAGCGGCTTCTGTTTCTGCGGTGGCAGCGTTTATCGCAAGGATGTCTGGCGCAGTCTCGCTGCAAGTGACGGCTGACGGCACGCCGATAAGACTAAGGCTTGCAGATGGCTCCGCGTCCACAGCGTTTTCTGCTGCGAATGCCTTCACTCGCAGGCGCTCCGTTGACGGCACCGCAGCGACAGCAATATCTGCGGCAAACAATTTCACTAGAAGGCGCTCTGTTGATGCGGCGGCTTCGACAGCGCTCACTGCTTCGGGCGTAGGCACGCGCGTCCAGTTTGCAGGCTCCAGCGTTTCTCTGGCCGTCACCACTTCGGGTGTGGCGACGAGAATACAGTTTTCTCTCGGCTCTGCCGACGCAAGCCTAACGGCCGCTTGTCAGGCGATCAGGTTCGCCGGAGTATCCGCATCTGTAGACGCCTCGATGTCCGCAACGTCTGAGGCGGTGCGTATCCAGTTTGCAAGTGCAAGCGTGACCGGCGCAGCGTCTGTGTCCGCTATCGCGGTGTTCATTGCGCGCATGTCCGGCGCAGCCTCGCTGTCTGTGACGACGACATCTGCTTCGGATCGTATCCGCCTCGTGAGCGCCGCAGCAAGCACGGCTGTGACCGCCGCAAACGCCTTCTCACGCATTCGTGGGATGGACGCCAGCGTGGAGGTTGTCACGACCGTTGATGGTCAGGCTGTCGGCGTTTTCGTGACAAGCGGCGGCGTCAGCTTCGCGCTCAATCAGGTGTGTCTTGCGAACATTCTTGGCGATGCGTGGACTGAGGTGGCGGAAGGCACAGAAATTTGGGCTGACATAGCCGACGGCACGGAGACGTGGGCGACGCAGGCAGACGGCACAGAGACGTGGCAAACCATCTCGTCAGGCGGCGAGACTTGGAGTAATGTGTCTGAAGGCACAGAAAGTTGGAGGCCGCAGTGATACAGTTCGGCGAGTGGTTGCCCGATCAGGCTGACATCCTAAACCCCGGCGTGACGGTCGCGACGAACGTCATGCCTAGCGCCGTGGGCTATCACTCTATGAACAGCTTTGTGTCGTACTCGAATGCGGCGGACGGCACCATTCGCGGCATCTTTGCGGCGAAGGATAGCGCTGGAAATAACAAGTTATTTGCCGGTGACGACGCCAAGCTCTACCTGCACAACACCTCCACCAACAATCTCGACGACATCAAGAAGACCGGCGGCTATGACCTGACCGGCGGAGAGCGCTGGCGGTTTATTCAGTTCGGCGATTACGTTATCGCCGCAGGCGGTATCGGCGAGGAACTTCAGTATTTCCAGCTAGGCACGAGTTCTGTGTTCGCAGACCTCGCTGGGTCGCCGCCAAAGGCTGACTTTATTGCGGCCGTGCGCGATTTCGTCTGGGTCGCCAACGTGGACAGCGGATCGGGGCGCATACCGTATCGCTGCCAGTGGTCCGGGTTCAACGATGTGGACGGGTGGACTATCGGCACCGACCAGTCTGACTTCCAAGACTTGCCGGACAGCGGCGAGATCACCGGGCTTGTCGGCGGCGAGTACGCGACGGTTCTGACCGAGCGCGCCATCTTCCGCGCCACCTACACCGGCCCGCCGCTGATCTGGCAGTTCGACAAGGTCGTGTCGGAGCGCGGGTGCAACTTCAAGAACTCGGTGTGCAATGCGGGCAACCTTGTGTTCTTCCTGTCATCCGACGGCTTCTATGCGTTCGATGGTCAGCGCGTCTCGCCAATTGGAAGCGAGCGCGTCAATCAATTCTTCCTAGACGACTTCGACAGCAACTATGACAACCGCATGTCTGCGGCGGTTGACCCGCTGAACGAAGTCGCGATGTGGTCTTATACGTCCACGTCCTCGCCGTCAGGCCAGCCTGACAAAATCCTGATTTACAATTACACGCTGAACAAGTGGTCGGTGGCTGAGGTTGAAGCTGACTTGCTTGCGCCGATGTTCTCGGCTGGCTACACGGTCGAGGGTCTCGACAATCTGTCCGCCACGGTTGACGGCCTCAGCACTCAGCTAGACAGCCGCTTCTACAAGGGCGGGCAGTATTTCTTCGGCGGTGCATACGGCGATAAAATCTACACCTTCACAGGCTCGGTTCTGCCCGGCACAATTGAGACGGCTGAGGCACCACTGTCTACCGGCAAGCATTCCATCGTCACGCGCGTCTACCCCTATTATGAAGACGGAGACGTGACGGTCGCCATCGGCACTCGCGAGACGCAGTCTCAGGTGCCTACATTTACCAGCGACGTGGCGGTCAATGCCTCGGCGTTTTCGCCGTTCCGGGCGCAGGGGCGCTACCATCGGGCGCGCGTCAAGTTTACCGGCGACTGGGACAAGGCGCTCGGCATTGAGGTTGAGGCGAGGGACATCGGTAGACGATGACGATTGAGCAGCGCACCACCAACTTCCGAATCCTGAACCCGATCACCGCGACAACGCGCGAGATCGCCGAAGTTCTAAACCGCACAATAAACGGCGGCCTGAACAGCGTCGGGTATGTGACGCTTCCGGGGACCACCACGCAGATCACGGTTGATGAGCCGCGATATTCGGTGTCGTCGCTGGTGTT